TGGGATTTGCTAGATGAGGATGCCAAAGACAGACACAAGAAGATTGTCGAACGCAAGAAGAAAGACGCAGATGAGATTGGTGTTGACCTCAACAGCATGACTGCGGCTGTAACATTTTCCAAGCTAACACGATAAGAGAGGTATAAACTTATGACATGGTTGCAAACAGATAAGCGTGGCGTGACTAACTACAGTGACGCAGAATCCCTATGGTCTAGAGTGCGAAGCCCTGCAAAGGGTAAGCCTGTTACTGGTTGGTTGCGTATGTTCAAGCAAGACAACGGTAACTTCCTATTCAAACTCGTCAACTACGGCGAGCAAAACCTGTGTGAACTGACACCTGACAACAAGTTGCGGTTCGTCATGCCGAGTGAAACATTCCGTAACAATGCGCAAACTCTTGTATCGGCACTGCATCGTTGGCTACCTATCACCACTATGCGACATCGCACTGGGCTATACCGTATTGCAGGTAGCAAGCCTGTGATGGACGAGATGCAGAAGCTATACGATGCAGATGGTGGAGATGCGGCTGACCCTTACTATGGATATAAATATTCACTGTATGGACATTATATGCCAGTGATGCGAGAGAAAGCCTATTACTTTGGTGGCATTGAGTTCGATATTGTCAGCGGTGAGTGCCTCAATCCACAACCAGATGTGAAGATGATTGAGAAACCAGAGGAGCGCAAGCAATGGCGCAGGGCATTGGCTAAGTTCAAGAAGGGTATCAAGGCTCGTGTCAGAGTCCATGCTTTCGATGGCATCATTGATAAGATGTGGGCAGAACGTCAGGCACAGAGTAACCGATGGGATTGGCGACAGCCTGACTGGGCATCTAAACAATGGTTAGACCTGCTTGAACATTGCATTCGCCACAACGAGTTCCCACAAGAACTGCTTATGGGTCTGGCCCAGACGACACCTAACGGATACTACCGCAGTGTCAAACCTGATGGGCAAGATGTCCTACAGGCTCTTGACCATGTGTGTAACAACCAAAGCATCGCACTGCGCCAACGGTTCGGAGTATTTGAAACGGAGGCAAAGGAGTGAGTGTAATTGTTTGGGATGGTAAGAAACTTGCCACGGACAGACAGGCTAACGATGGCTCTATGAAATGGGAGTCAGAGAAAGCGTGGTATGTAACCGATGGTGTTACTGGTGAGGAATGTATTGTGTCGGGCGTAGGTATGCTCGGCAACATACTAAAGATGCGCGAGTGGTTCAAAACAAAAGACCGCCCAGCGCTGGACATCAAGTCAAACACAGCAGAACTTATTGTCGTGAACCGACAGGGGTTATCTGTCTGGTCTGCAAACGGAACATCCGTAGAGCTATCCGCACCTATGGCTTTCGGAGATGGTAGAGAGTATGCGCTTGGAGCAATGGCAATGGGAGCGACAGCCGAAGAAGCTGTCCAAGTTGCCAATGAATATTCTTTACATTGTGGTAAAGGTGTAGTTATATATACTTTACATGAAGGTAAGGTAGAAGGAGATGAGAATGGCAAAACCTAAGAAATCTAAGGCTGAGAAGGTGTGGGCATACCTACTCAAAAACAAACTGGCTACCCCTGCGGAGGTGTCTAAAGCCACTGGTGTTTCGTATGGATACACCCACAAACTAATGCAGAAGATAGGGACACCGAAGGAAATCTTTGAGGCTGAAGTGGCTAAGCCTAGCTTTGAAGAACCAAAGCCTATGGGTCGTGCTGAGATATTGACGGAGGCATCACGCCTGACAACAGATTCTCGTGAGAAGTTGCACGGCACTATGGAGTCTAACTTCAACTGTATCGCTGACTTATGGAACGCATACCTCAAGGGTAAACACCATGAGCTAGACGCAAGTGATGTTGCTTTGATGATGACATTGGTCAAGGTATCTCGTGCTAAGAACAACCCAAGTCACGCAGATAACTGGGTGGATGGTGCAGGTTACATGGCTTGCGGCGGCGAAGTTGCTACCGCCAATGTTGAGTATGCAGACCTAAGCAATGACGGACTGCCAATCGCAGAAGGAGTGAACTTGTAGTATGGACATCGTAACCATTGACTTTGAAACCTATTACGACAGGCAGTATTCGCTGTCTAAGATGACCACGGAAGCCTATGTCCGTGACCCTCGGTTCGAGGTGATAGGTGTATGTGTCAAGGTGAACGATTATCCTACCGATTGGTATAGCGGTAATGATGTGGGTAAGTTTCTTAACTCGTTGGACTATTCCGACAAGGCGATACTTGCCCACAACACCGCATTTGATGGGGCTATCTTGTCATGGCACTACGGTATCAAGCCTAAGTTCTGGTTCGATACTCTGTCTATGGCAAGACCCCTACACAATGCTGTGGTAGGCGGTTCGCTTAAGGCACTGACGGCGCACTATGGGTTAGGGCAGAAGGGTGATGAAGTGTTCAACAACCTTGGCCGTCACCGAAAGGACTTCACACCAGAAGAACTTGACAGGTATGCGGCTTACTGTGTCAACGATGTTGAGCTTACCTACCAACTGTTCCAGAAGTTAAAGAAGGGCTTCCCTATATCTGAGCTTATGGTCATTGACCAGACGATACGGATGTATACACAACCTGTTATACAACTCGACACGGATGTGCTTGCACAGCACTTGGAGAAGGTTAAGGCTGATAAGCGCAAGCTGATTGATGACTTGGCATTGAAGGGGCTGAGTGCAGAGAAGGTCAAGAAAGCCCTTATGTCTAACCAGATATTCGCCAAGCTGTTGCAGACCGTTGGCGTTGAGCCGCCTATGAAAACAAGTTTACGCACAGGCAAGCAATCGTTTGCGTTTGCAAAGACAGACAAAGAGTTCACTGCTCTGCTTGAGCATCCAGACCCACGAGTTCAGAACCTTGTGGCGGCAAGGCTAGGCACAAAGTCTACCATCGAAGAAACACGCACAGAAAATCTAATGAAGGTAGCGGAGCGTGGCGCGTTGCCTATCATGCTTAATTATTATGGCGCACACACTGGTCGTTTCTCTGGTGGAGACAAGCTAAACCTACAGAACCTACCACGCAACGGAGCAATACGGAGTGCGCTGACTGCACCACTGGGCGAGATACTAATAGCTTGTGACTCGTCACAGATTGAGGCCCGAATGGTTGCGTATGTCGCAGGACAACATGATCTGGTGCAAGCGTTTCGTGAAGGGCGTGATGTTTACAGTGAGTTCGCATCAGAGATTTACGGTAAGCCTGTAACTAAGGCAGACAAGATTGAGCGGTTCGTTGGTAAGACCTGTATTCTCGGCTTAGGTTATGGCATGGGGCATGTTAAGTTCCGTAACACGCTTGCGCTTGGGCAGGGAGGCATCAGTGTAGACATTGATGAGAACGAAGCACAACGTATTGTCAGGCTCTACCGCCAGAAGAACCACAAGATTGTGGAGCTATGGAATAAATGCGGTCACGCGCTTACGACAATGGTTGCAGGTGGAAGCGGTAACATTACAGACCTGCTACCCTACGACAGCAAAGGCATCGTCCTACCGAACGGCCTACGCATACAGTATAATGCGTTGCGCCAGACACCAGATGGCTTTGAATATATCGCAGACGCACGAACCTATAAGAAACTAGTGAAGGCTAGGGTCACTTCAGGTGAGCAGATAGCGGTTGACTGGACACGCATCTACGGCGGCAAGGTCACAGAGAACATAGTCCAAGCGTTAGCTAGGATTGTGGTCGCAGAACAAATGGCATCCATCGGACAGTCATACCATGTAGCGTTTCAGGTACACGATGAGGTAATCATCAGCTGCCTGGAAGAAGACAAGGCACACGCACAGGAACTCGTTGAGAGGAAAATGTCAACCCCGCCCTCGTGGGCTAGGGATTTACCTGTTGCTTGCGAGTCTGGCGTGGGGTATAACTACGGTGATGCTAAGTAAACTTTACCGTGAGTGGCGAACACCGCCCTTACGGTGCATACCTATGGAGGTTCAATGCAGTTAGCACATTCATTCTCAGCTATTAAGCTGTTCGAGAACTGCCCGAAACGCTACTACTTACAGCGTGTCACCAAAGAAATTCAGGATGAGGGCAGTGAAGCTAGTCTGTATGGCAACCGCATCCATGAAGCTCTGGAAGCTAGACTTAAAGGGTCTGAACTCACCACGGAGACTAAGAAGTACGAAGCGTTATGCTTTGCTATCGACAAACTTGCGAGTGATCCAAATGCGGAGCTGTTCGTAGAGCATCAACTGACACTGACAGAAAACCTTACAGCAACAAGTTGGTTTGCAAAGGACGCATGGTTGAGATCCATACTGGACGTATTGATTATCCGTGATGACCAAGCAATCGTTATGGATTGGAAAACTGGTAAGCGCAGACCCGACTTCACACAGCTAGAGATGTTTGCTTTGCAAGTGTTCAAACATTTCCCTGATGTAAACGAAGTAACTAGCACGTTTGTATGGCTGAAAGACATGAAGATGGACGCTGAAATCTACAAGCGGAGCGATGCTACTAAGATGTGGGAAGAACTTCTCGGGCGTATCAACCGCATCTACCAAGCGGCAGACTCAGATAACTGGCCTGCCAAACCAAGTGGCTTATGCCGTTTCTGCCCTGCAAAAAATATTTGTGATTACGCACAGATATAACTTGACAATAGTGTATAATAATGTCTAATACCCCAGAAGGTAAAGTAAAGCGTAAACTTGACAAGATGCTGAAGGCCGAAGGCGTGTGGTACTACAACCCACAAGCAGGGCCATTCGGAAGGTCAGGGATACCAGACAAGGTAGCTATTATTGGCGGACGGTTTGTAGGGATTGAGTGTAAGGCGGATAAAACAAAGAAGCCTACAGCGTTACAGATCAAATGTATGGAGGAGATTGAGAATGCAGGGGGCAAATGCTTTCTCGTTTATGACGATGACACCATTGAGATGGTGCGACAGTATATTAAGGAGTGGTTGGGATGATTGTTGTTGAGTCGGCAAAGGCTCTAGCACTTAACCTTACTAACCCTAACAGAGTGCTAGACACTATACCTACAGCAAAGGTTCTTAACTTCAAAGGTAAAGAACTTGTTGTGACACCGCATCGACAGGATGAGGTGAAGGTATTGCGTAACTTGGGGATACAAGCCCCTGCGCCTATCCTGTATTACTATGATTGGGTAGGTCGCTTTACACCATACGAACACCAGAAGATGACAGCCGCGTTCTTGACTATGAACCAGAAGGCACTGGTGCTTAACGAGATTGGAACTGGTAAAACTCAGTCAGCTCTATGGGCGGCAGACTACCTCATGAAAACAGGTTCTGTTAAGAAGGTTCTAATCGTTTCCCCGTTGTCCACGCTTGAGCGTGTATGGGGTGATGGTATCTTTATGGGCTTCCCAGAGCGTAAGCATGTAACATTACATGGCACTGCGGCAAAGCGTAAGAAGCTACTAAAGACAGACGCAGACTTCTTTATCATCAACCATGATGGTTTCCCTATCATAGCCGAAGAAGCTATTGGGATGTTCGATCTAATCATCATTGACGAGGCGGCTGTATACCGCAACCCATCGACTAACAGGTTCAAGATATTCCGTAAGTGGATGGGCAAGAACACAGGAACTCGTTTGTGGATGATGACTGGTACGCCTACACCTAATGACCCGACAGACGCATGGGCGTTAGCAAAGCTAGTAGACAGCCCACACTGCACCAAAACTTACACTGCTTTCAGAGAGCAGGTGATGATGAAGATTGGTCAGTGGAAGTGGATACCAAGACCAGAGTCAGTGGATACCGTCAAGCACATACTGCAACCTGCTGTCAGGTATACACGAGACGAGTGCTTTGACCTGCCAGACACAGTGTTCCAGACCCGCAAGGTCGAGCTTACTAAGGAGCAGAAAGACCACTACACAAAGATGCTACGGCACTTTGTTACGGAGATGGCAGAAGAAGGAACTATCACCGCTGTAAACGAAGCGGTCAAGTTACAGAAACTTGTTCAGATAGCATGTGGAGTGGCCTATGGGGATGATGGCCGCAACATAGAACTTGATTGTTCCCCAAGAGTAAACGCCGTGAAGGAGGTAATAGATGAAGTAGGACAGAAGGTGATTGTGTTCGTACCGTTAACAGGAACACTACGCATGTTGGAAAGAGAGTTAGGGAAACAGTGGTCAGTTGGTGTGGTCAACGGCGAAGTATCTGCCAGACAACGCAACGAGATATTCCACAACTTCCAGAACGCTAAAGACCCACATGTATTGATTGCTCACCCTGCGACTATGGCTCATGGGCTAACCTTAACATCTGCATCGACAGTGATTTGGTATGGGCCAGTAACAAGCAACGAACAATATGTTCAGGCGAATGGTCGTATTGAGCGCATTGGTAAAAAGCATGTGTCGAATGTCGTGCATATCGAAGGTACAGAAGTTGAGTACAAGATGTATGAACGGCTGAAAAACAAGCAGAAGCTACAAGGTTTATTGCTTGATTTGATACAACAAGAAACGAGGTAACGATATGAGTCTAACTGTAGACCAAGTTATTGCCGCGTATATCAAGTATCGCAACCAGAAGGAGGCTCTTGAAGCTGAGATCAAAGATCAAGTTAAAGAACTCAAAGACAAGATGTCGAAACTTGAAGCGTGGATAAAGACGAAGGCGGATGCTGATGGCGTAACGTCCTTCAAGACAGCGCATGGAACTGCGTTTGTCACAACAAATGACTACGCAAATGTAGCGGATTGGGATGCTGTTCTGTCCTTCATTAAGGAGAACGAAGCCTATGACATGCTAGAAAAGCGAGTCAGTAAGAACGCTGTTCGGGGCTATATCGAGCAGAATAAAACCGTACCATCTGGCGTTAATTACGGTACACGCATAGATGTAAATGTCCGTAAACCTGTAACCAAAGTCGAAGACTAGGAGATGACTATGAACGATTTAATTCCTACAAACATCCAAGTACCTGCACACTTGGCTGACAAAGTTGGCAAACCATCTGCGCTTGGCGCATCACTGGCAGGAGGCATGGCCTCTGCTGATGGAGATACATACCCACGAATTTCCATCAAAGGCTCACGCTTCCGCATTGTCGAAGGCGGCAACGAGACTGTACTTGACAGCACTGTATTGGAAGCAGTGATTGTTGGTGCTAACCCGAAGCTATCAAAGACATGGTATGCGAAAGAGTGGACACCAGACAGTGAAGCTACAGCACCAGACTGTTTCTCACTTGATGGCGTAAGCCCACACCCAGATAGCGAAAGCCCCCAGAATGATTTGTGTGCTTCATGCCCACAGAACGCATGGGGTTCTAAGGTGACAGCCCAAGGCCAACAGGTGAAAGCATGTTCTGACCAGAAGCGTCTTGCTATCGTGGCGGCTGATGACCCAGACGGTTCAGTATACTTGCTGAATGTAACACCGTCTGCGCTTAAAGGTCTTAACCAGTACCAGAAAGAACTGTCAGTACGCGGCATCGCACCAGAGATTGTACGCACTAAGATTTCGTTTGACACGAAAGCGTCTTTCCCCAAGCTGACGTTCTCGTTTGGCGGCTTCAATGACGAGTTCACACAGAACGCAGTCGATAAGTTGTTTGGTACTGAGCAGGTTAAGCAGATCACAGGAGAACAAGCTGTGCCGAGTGTGCCTAAATCCGCACCGGCAATCGAAAAGCAACCTGAGCCTGTCGCTCCTGCACCTGCACCTGCACCTGAGCCAGTCGCAGAGGAACCTGCTCCTGTGAAAGGGTTCGGGGCAAAGAAGGCCGCTGAACCAGTAGCCGAAAAGCCCAAGGTTGTAGAAGAACCGAAGGCCGCTCCTGCTGTAAACTCTGAAGCTGATGATCTGGCGGCAGAGATTGCAAACCTAGTAGGGGCAGTATCTGATGACTAATGTACCTCCGCTAAACTTCACGAAAGTGGAAGCACTGCGGAAACATATGCTCCTGACAACAGGCAACATGGCTGAGTTGATGGGCGTATCACGGATGACTTACTACGGATGGGTAAAGGGCAAGCCCATCCGTAAAAAGAACGATGAGAAAGTCCGTGAAGTCCTACGCGAAATGCTAACCATGCTGTCTGATGG